GCCGGACCTACTACGCGACCACGGTTTCCCGTTGACTGGCCATCCATAGGCCTTGATACACGCTGGGAGGTTTCGCATGGCGAGAACTCAGTTAGTATCGATACTGTCGTTTCAAAGATTAAGGGAATGGTTACCCCCCGGCTTGCGGTACGACCACCGGAATCACATGTTGGCGATACACGTAAATCATTCAATGGGGCTGCCTTGCCCTATTCTGAAGTACGATCATGTGTTAGACAGGAAGCATTACGGAGTGGCCTTATGGGAGGTTCCCTCCCCCGCCCCGCTACTACCGGGTGAATTCACGACAGTTCTCAACGAACATCCTCGTTCTCTCCCTCCTACAGTGATACCCGCGTCTGCAAAATCAAACAAGAACCGGAAGATTGTCAATGCCGGTCAGCAGAGAGACGGGAGGGGAGACGGACCGGAGAAGCGAGACTCCGGGCCTTAGGGCGCCACGTCGCAAGTGGCATCTCGTGGTGACAGAAGGGTGGTCGTCAATCCACTCATCTTCACACTCCATATCAGTCAGAAAGACCTTGCGAGTCCAATCTGCGCGATGGAGTATGAAGGAAAGGAGTTCGGTGGGCCATTGATAGGCCCAAAGACGTGGTGAAACGTCCAACATGTAGTGCCCGTCTACATGTTGCCGAAGTCTAACCTTACGGTTAGCACAGAGTCGTCGATCGACTCTCTCCTCGAAGGGGGCTAGTTTCTTTCCGCGAAACCGATTTACAAGATCGGCTTCTAGCTCCCTTCTCCTGTCTTCTACGAACGGAACGAAGACAGGTCGCGGCGGTGGGGCGATCGTGATCGGTAAACCACGATCGATGCCTTGCGAACGTTTAGGTAGAGGTCCTAAATCGATCGCCCCACGAAACCACTTGCGCTTTACGAGGGCGCGCCACACCCTAGGCGGGATCGTACCTGGAGAAATGGGCCGTAACCCAATCTCCCATCTCATCGTCACGACGCAGTACCAAAACGCCGCGGACGAGAGACTGTACGCTCCTTTAACGATCTCGCCTAAAAGATCGCCGCACGATTCAGTTCGCCGGAGAAAAGAAAGGACAGGCTTGCCAACAAAACGGTGTTGACTAACATCGTACTGCCTTGAATTTAACTCCAAGAACCGACGACTACGCCCAGTCTTCTCTTCGTTGACTACAAGTCCGAAGTGACTAACAACTTCTCGCCACAATGCGAAGAAGTCGTCGGTGCCACAGAACATGCAATCGTCTCCATTGAACCGTCCGGCACGGTTCCTCTCCCTGTGCGGCTTGTCGCGAAAGGAAAAGTCACAAGCAATGTCAAAGCAAGACTTGTTTAAGAGGCATAGTATCGGGAATGACACTAGATTTCCCATCATGGAGCCTCTTTTAATAGGACTTCTCTTTCCCTTTCGGCTGACCCAGGATAGGTCAGTAAAACTCAGCCGCAACGTCTCTCTTTCAAGGGTTGTCAAGTGCTTCGACTCGCACAAGACATCGACAATAGCACGGACAGCAGGTAAGTAAATATTGTCCGTCGCTGACTTGTAATCGCCAGAAACTAAGACTTCCCCTGTCCGCAAGTCGGATGAAACCCTCTCGAAGTCGCTCTTTGTGACGTCGCCTCTGACGCACCATCCGAAGGATGTGATGTGGTCATAGAGACTGTCATGTATAGGGCCCAAGACCTCCTTAGTCTTGGCAGATTGCATTGTGACAACCCGAAACTTTCCCTTAGTTTTAGCGACACCGACACGAACTTCGTTGGCAACCCCCTGGGGGTCTGAAGGACCAACGCCGAAAGTTCCACCGGTAAGACGTTCATTTTCAAAACATCCCTGTTGATCGGGGATGTATTGCCTCTTCCCTTCCCGCTTGGCCCATGAGTCACCGACTAGGATCCTAACCCTAGACTTCAACAACTCAATGGGGTCGGCAGACCATCTCACAGGTCTGTCAACCACGTGTGTCACCTCCTGGTCGACATGAGCCAACCAGGCACGACGTGCCTTATCCGCTTCGCGACGATCGCATCCTTGGCAGGGTGCGTCAAAGAGTCGGGAGCAACTCTTCAACACAGCACCTAGGCGCAGGGAACGCCTAGGTTTCTTCTCACCAAGGAGCAACCGGAAGCTGGACTTCCTCTCCTCCCACTCCGCTCTTAGAGCAACGCAAGTCCCACCTGTGAAGGTGGAAGTATCGCCATCGAGGCTAAACTCGATGCAGACGATACGACAAGCGTGGCGAAGAGCCTTGCCGATTGATCCAGCTGCAGGACAGCGGACAAGAGGCACCGAAACACCAGACATATGAAAGGTCTGAGTACGGAGTTGACGCTTAGGCG